AAAAATGTATTGACAAAATAATGTGCCTATGCTATAATATAGACAGTTAAAGGAACAACACAAAACAAGAAAGAAGGAAAACAAAAATGACAATCAACATTAAGGCGCTTGGAAATGTGAAAGCAAGTTCTGCGTGGAAGAAGGGAGTAAAAGCATATGCTATTGAAATGTTAGAAAGCATTGAAAATGCAGACGTTATCAATAGCAAGGAAGAATTGAAGAAGGCCATTTTGAATGGTGCTTTTAATTGGAAAGATTATAGTTATGGCGGATGCACGTTGGTTTATAATCGGGATATTGCAGAAAGACTTTGCACGCCTTCGGAATTTAAAAAGTATATGGAGGGTTGCACAATCCGAACAGATACGAAAATTGGCTTGATGTGCAGGCAAGAGCGCTTGAACAGGCTTATTACATGATTATTGAATTCTGCATTTGAGAATGGAGGAAAACAAAAAATGAAGCTTATCGAAAAGAACACTAACCGCGTTATTGAAATTAACATGTATATCATGAACGATGACGGTACTAGCAAGAGCAACGATATAGCGCCTGACATGTTTGAAGGTTGTGTCGCCCTTGTAGATGATGCGGATTATTGCACAGATCAAGTGATTGACTGGGTGCATGGGTGGGGAGATTATGGCGACGCGGACAAGGATGAAAAGCGGTTGGCAATCATAGACGGCCTGCTGCATACGAACTATGAATTGTAATTGTTTCACGTGAAACATTGAAAGGATGGAAGTTATGATTATTCGTATTTTCAAAAATGCTAAATGCGTTAGGTTTATCGAAATTGACGAAGAAGCGGCCTTGCAGCTCTTCAATCTCATTTTGCAGAATTTGGACAGCGATGAAGAAGTCGTGCTTTTCAGTGACGGTAGCGAAGAGCATGTTGTCGCGTGTGGGTGCTGAAAGGAAGGGAAAAGGCTATGGATGAAGGATATAAAGTTTACATTGAAAATCAGATGGACGATATCTTGAATCAGATTAAAGAATTGAATGAAAAGATCGGTGAATTAGCATGTAGATACGTGGCATGGCAAATGTTACTTGTTAATGAAAGGAAGAATTGATATGAAAGAGTATGAAAAGAACAGCATTGAAACAATGGAAATGGTTCTTTTGAATCAATATAACGATATAATCAATACGCCGTCACTTTCAAGTCAAATTTTGATGAAGGCCGAAAAGGATGGGATGATTGAAGCACTATCAATTATGGGGTACATGGTCTCCATTGATGTTGATACTGATTTGAAAGTTAAAGCTGTTCACGTTCGCAAAATTTAAGGCAGGGCGTAAGCCCTGCCGTTTTCATTTGATTTGCACAATAGCTGTGATCGTGTTTCCACTTGCGCCCCACTCTTGGGTTGTTTTGTCGTGATAAACGCCGTAAATGTGAACGCGCGGATTTCCGTCATGAATAATTACAGAACAATTGTAAGCGGCAGGATATCCACTTCCATTTATGGCTGTTATAATGATATTTAAAAGGTTATCTTCTGTTACCCCACTATCACTTGGAAAAGAGAATCCTCCGTAGCCGTCATCGTATGGAAGTGTTATAGTTTTTGTAGTGATCGAACCAACATTTGGCGGATTATTTGTGTCATATATAGTGCTTTCCTTCCAGTCTTGTTCACCTTTCAGTCTACGCGTCCACTTCAATTTTGCAGGCGAAGATTTTTTATCGACATAAAGGATAATTTCTGTTCCCTTATCAATGCCTGTTTCTTCTACGGATATGCGGGAAATATACGCGTTATCATCTGTTTCATCCGGCAACCAATTAGTTTGTTTATTTGATGCACTGTAAATCTGATGAATTTTTGTCGTTACCGTTCCACCACCATCCTTTAATTGAATAGGTTTATGCGGCGCGTTTGTACTCTGTAAGTATAACACTTGTATTTCAGTATACCCTGCGTCAACGATACCCACCAAGCGAAAGCCTGAATTATAGAAAGCTGTCCACTGTGCATCCGTTACAGAATTGAAAGCATTCTGTTGCATAAGCTGAATCTGTGCGCTACTCCCTGCAAGCACATGTGAAAGATCAAGATCGGCAATATTTTGTTTCACGGTTTGAATTTCGCGTGAGTTGTCGCTTATCTGTTTATTAACGCTTTTTGCCTGATTAAACGGTATATCGTTGCCAGTTAGTTTGACATTTCCCTTATACCCGTTCACGGTTTTCACATAATCCGAGCTTCCAGACGGGTCAAGATTGTTTACCCTGTCAACGATTTCGTTTATTTTTTCCTGCATTTTGCAGACGGCTTCATATAGCGATATATATTCCATAATGCACTCCTATTAAGAAAGGTTTAGGGCTTCATGAATTGCTTTAAGGTCGTCGGTCGTTAGCGCGGGGTAGTCTGCGGCGATATCTTCAAAATTTTCGCCGTTTGCAATGCGAATTCTGAAAGCACGGGTCATAATGCGAAGTTTCAAAGCGTTCAAAGTTTTCATTATTTTTGCCCTCCAATTAAGTCAGCCATCATCAAAATTAGATCGTCGTTAGCAGATTCAAGCGCATTCACGCGCTCTTCGGTTGTTGGCGGCGGCGCGGGTAGTGCATCAAAGTCCGCGTCCATTTCTGCTTGTGTGCGCTGTGTAACCATTCCGTCCACAAGCTTATAGCGGTACACGCCACGCTCATCCATCAGCGGCTTTTGCAGATAGTTGTTCTGCGCGTGATGGTAACGGTCTCCCTTACCTTCGTCAATCTGCGCCCATTCGTCGCCGCTTACAAATGCGTTACTGTTGATTGCCGTTACGCGCCCTGTGTTGTCGGCCTGTACAAGTACCTTATAGTTTTCGGCGGTCATGTTATCCCTCCTTTACAGGTCAGCCGAAATGTCAATATTGCCTTGTGGCGAAATTGTACCCGTTAAAATACCTGTTTCAGCGATTGCACATTTAATAATTGCTCTGTTCACGTTTGATGCGTGCGATGTTGCAGTTTCGGTTGTTGTTCCTTGTTTACTTCCCAGCGTGTAATAAAATTTGCCCGTGGGGTTTAGTGTTGGTTTAATGCGCATAGTTTGCAAAGGGATAATGCAATAAGACACGCCGTTTGAACAATAACCTGCAAACGTTTCGTTCGTTGCCGTTATCCTGCGATAATAGCGCAAACATTCGGCCAGTTCCACCGCGTAGCCCTTCGGTACATAAGTCGGCAGGGTATCAGCCGTATATTCGCCTTCGTATAGTGCCGCCCAGCGGATAACAGACGGCGTTCCGGTTTTCTCTGTGTCCGGCGAAATGTACACATTCACGACTTCATCCCCGGTTAGTCCTTCCGGCTTTGTCGCTTTCATCACTAGCGTTCGTTCTGACGCGTCGCCCTGAAAATACGCTGAGCCAAAATTCTGTGTGCCGCTTCCGATGTAGACAAACAGTCGGCACGCCACAGGGAAAACGCCGCGTACAGCAAGCGTCATTACGTCTGCAAATCGTTTCGCTTCAATCTGTTGTTGCACTCCCGACGTCCAGCTTGTTTTGTCCGTTATGATTTTCAAGCCGTTTTTGTCCTGAGAAGTTGTCGCGCCTGTTGTCGCTTGCCAACGGTCAATAGCATAACGGGCGCTTGAACCGTGATATTTATTAAAACCTGCCTGATTGATAGGATCAATAAAATAACTGTTGTCTAGCAAATTATAAGGGTTCGTCTCTCTGAGTTGTTTAATCTGTTCAGCTTTCGCGGCGTTGATCGGCGCTTTAAAAATATTGACTGCGCCCGTCTGATCGTTTACGCTAACAACGCCGCTTGCGCTACCGCCTGCGATTTCCGAATATTCAACGCGTTCCGGGCTGCTAAACAGATTGAAATGATACAACCTACACGTGCCGTCATCCTGATTAAAAGCGCCCAGTCTTGCGCCAGCTTTACAAGCGGCAATCAATTCGGCCTGCGATAAATCTTCAATGCCGCCACCTTCCGGCTCGAATACCGTTACAACGTCTTTCGTTTCTGCCCGGTTTACGCTCTTGACCGGGTACGGCGGCGGGTTGTCGCTGGTGTACACATTGTCGGGAAGGGTAATCACAACATTTCCCGTCATTCCGTTTACGCTCTTGACCGGGTACGGCGGCGGGTTGTCCTCCGAATATGCCCCTGCCACAGTTTCAAGCGCGGCATTGATTTCTTTGATCGCTTCCTGCATTTTGTTAGCAAGAATTCCAACCGCTTCATACAGGCTGATAGAATCATCGTCGATTGAAGGAATCGTGATGTTCACGCATAATTTGATAGGTTTAATTTGCTTATCAGCCATTAAAACACCCCCATAAACAGTTCTTCAAATTCATCAATCAACATAAGATTGATATTAAGAATTGCCTCACGCTCTTTTACCTTAATTTCAGCGTATGTTAGCCCAGATTCTTTACCGCTCCATTTTTCCGTCTGCTGTCCATTATGTGTACTGCTATTTTCGTTTGTATTGTTTACCGTCGATGCGCTATTGTCATCCAGATAACGATACTCGGAAACATACTTTCCCGCCTTCACGTTTTCAAGCTGCCCCTGTGGCGTATCGCTGTATAGATCGTCTGTCTGTCTGCTGTTTTCGCTTGTCTGTTTGTTGCTTCCCTTTCCAGTAGTATTGTTTGCAGATGTAACTGTTTTTTCCATGCTTACTGTATCATAGATATTGTATTTTTTCTGTTCGATTTCGTAAAGCTGTTTATATTTCGGCATCACATCAATGAGTTTGCTTTTAAGCCGCACTTTCCACCAACCGAACGTTTCAACACCAATTTCGCGCGTGTAAAAGTGTAGAATAAACTGTTTTTCAAACTCTAACTTATCTGCCGCAAGATCGGAATAGAACGGAAAATCAAAGTCGAAAATAAGAGGGGCTGACTCATTTATGATTGTATCAATTTTATTGAATCCTGCCGGTTCACTCTGTTCCGTCAGACTCTCCGCTATCCTCTGCAAGGATATCGTGTAATTCGACACGTTCTTCACCTCCCAACCGTAACAAACCCGCCGCGATGCTTTCCACCGCTTCTTCACTGTACTTCACATCGATGGGATTTTCAATATAATCAGCAAACATTTTGTTGAATTTTTCGCAGAATTGCTTCCTCTGGTTAAAGCGCGAATTTCTAGCCACGCGGATATAGCCGACATTCGCCGCGTTTTCGCCGCTGGTTACGCGCTCGGCCTTGATCGACACGCCAGAAAATACACCCATATAATTAAGGATTTCTGAAAGAAGATCGCGCTTTAGCTGTTGGAGTTTATCCGCAACATAAGGTGCGGGAGTGGGGACGACATTTAGATTGATATCTTCCATGCCTTTTTTGTTTATAAATACAGCCTGTTTTCCCTGCGCGATTTGCTGGTTAAGGTTCTTCACGCTGAGAAGCTGGTCTTGATTGCATGCGTAAATGTACGGCGTTCGTTGGTTTCTGGAATTAACGTCAATGCTGATGTCAATTTGGCTGAGCCGTTTTGCATACAGCTTTAGGTCGAACACGGCAGGCTGATGAAGCACATTATCATAACACGGCGCGCATTGCGTGAGCGGAACGTTATTCGTGTAACCATTCAAACCCCAGACGATATATTCAGATGGATATCCGTAGATATTCAACCGATTTCCAGGCTGAGACGGCAGGCAGACAATGCCCACATCTTTTTCATAGTATGCACAGACGCTCCCGCAATCGGCAAGCTGTGTCTCCATAAAATATTCATCAATCGTAATCGGGAGGTTTTCCCATTTAAAGACGCTCGAATAAAGTGAATTTAAAAGGTTAAACCAATGCAAATCTTGCGTTAGTTCTTTTGCCATTTCGCCGTTTTTGAATTTAACGGCGTTTACACCTTTTCCGGCCATATAATCACCCATTCCCTGTTATTCTGTTGTCGCGCGTGTAGTCGCCCACCCACGCGGGATTGTGCCAAATCGTAATACCCGTATTAAAAATAGCATTGATCGCTTCAATGGCATATTGCGGAATTGAACCCTGAGCATCGCATCCAACGGTTTTCACATAATTCCAAGTAGCACGCCCTGTTGTATTTGGACGCTTTACAAGATTTGTTGCATATCCAAATTGTGAAAAGTAGCCGTCAATTATTTGTGCGTATCTCGGCGTTATTGAAATTTGGTTAAACACAAATCCTTTTTTATCAAAACAAACAGATGTAGTGTCATCTCCACTATAAATAGCAGAAATATTATTAACCTGATGTGCCTGTTTTTCAACCATGTAATCGGACACTGTTGCCGCCAAATCTATAACGCGCCCAGCCGTTCCACCAAGAAAACCTGTCTCTGCTCTATCAAGATCGGCCTGAGCTTCTCGGCGCTCACTTCTTCGCTTGCTCTGTGATATCGCATAACTAGCCGCATCAATAGCATTCTGCGCATTCTTCCCTGTTGCCGCGATAGATAATGCTGCATTTATTGCATTTTTTGTAATCGCTGTTTTATATCTCACCTGATTCTGTGCATACCATGTTTTATAAGTGTCGGTCATATAACTGCATTGTGGAAAGTTGCAAACTGTAATTGATTCATCAGAAATAGCCTGATTTTTATAATTTTTCGAATTAAGTATAACAGCAAAATTAACTTGAAGCGCGAAATTTATAATAAAATCAATTTTGTTACCGCTAAATAGTTCATATTCATAACTTGCAGATTGGCCTTCATGGTTATTGACTTCCAGATATTTATAAGGGCTTGTAAACAATTTATTATTTTTAGGGATGTACCCGGCTACTGATGTATATGGTTTAACATCATTATACGGATATGCGCCTAAATGCCCCTGAGTAGCAAGTGCAAGCTGAATAAAATTGTACGGCACGCATACAACCGCAACGATTGAATCCGATAATCCCGCGCTAATTATCGCTTCAATGTAAGCGTCAGCCACTTGTGAAGCGGTATACTTAACTCCGTCATAAGTCTTTTCGTGAGCTATATTTAAACAAAGTCCCTCGTATACAGTTTGTTGTTTATTGAATTCGTTTGAACCTTCATATGCGGCCGCCGATATCTTCCCCAAGCCCTGATCGTCAACCTTTGCTCCTGCCGCAATAATAAAAGCAAGATTGTAACGGTCTGCGCAATTAAAATAACTTGATTTCTCATAGATATATGGTCCAAGTTCAAGACTTTCGGGTTGAATGTTACTTCCTATTGTATCATCTAATGTGTGTTCACGCGCCACAAAGCACGGATTCAACGTGTAATCAAACATCCATGTTTGAAGCACATCTTCCGAAAAGTAAATGTTGGTTACATCATTCGACACATATTCAATGTTCGTAATGAAGCCGTAGAACCATTTATTTTCAAATGAAGTATTTTTGTATGCAATATAATTGCAATCATATAGCTGTTCAGTTGTTAGTGCAACCGTAAGAACGCCGTTCTTCCTTTGATAACTATATTTTTCAAGCTTGAATTTCGCTTTCGTCAAAAAATATGCACTCTGCAACGTCGAATTTTCAAAATCGACTGTGTGGATATAATCAGACGATAGCGGCACTCCATGGCAAATCAAAATTGTTGAATTAGGTGCAATATACGCCATACATTTTTACCTCCCTTTAATATTTTAGCTGTCGGCGTTGGTGAAGGTGGTGTCACACCTCCCAGATATTCAAACCATTTCAGCGCGTTTGACGGCCTGTTGCCATAACTAGCCGCTTCTGACCTCTCATAATTGCGGTAATATACTTTCGCCAGCTCTCCCGCGTTCTTCGTACTTTTTTTAAATTCGTCGAACGTCATCTTAAAATATGTGCTATCGACTTTCCATCCACCAAGACCAAGAGAAATATAGTCTAGCTGTGGTTTCATTTCGCCTACTGTGCCGCCAGTTTGCTTATTTGTCGTGTAGCCTTTTTGTTCTGCCCAGTAGCCGAAAGTTTCACCATTCACACTTCCGTGAAACGTTTTAGGGTCATCCCATTTTCCTGTTTGTTTATTAAATCTAGTATACCACGGCGTCCATTGTGCTAGCCCATATCCGTAATTTCCCCATTCATCCCATCTATCTTTAGCTGTCGTTTCTACAACGTTCGGGTTCAATCTGCTTTCGGCTTGCCAGTTTCCAAGCATGGCCGCAACACTATTTAATGTAAAACCTAACGCACCCAGATATCCCCATATATAGCGCGCATTTGTTTTTTGTTTATCCCCAAAATTATCATATAACACGTTGAATTCATTGTAATATTCAGGCATAAACAGAATTTCCCGCCGCACCACGCGGCACGGCGGGAAAACCTCCTTTCATCAGGAAACAGTTACAGTTGCGGTTTTGGTGATCGTCTGAGCACTCGGACACTTCGCGGTTACAGTGATCGTTGCGGCGCTCTCTTCACTGTCAACATGCAGAAGTCCGGTTGCGGTGATGTAAGTGCCGCCGTTTTTCTGACCGCTGATTTCCCAGTGGACACTCTGCTGTGCCGCACTCGGCGTAACCGTCGCGGTAAACTGCTGGTTGCCGCCCTGCGGAACGTTCGGCGCGGCGGGAGTGATCGTGATAGCCGTCGGCTCGGTAAGCGCACCCGTGACAAATGCAATGGCGTTGCTGAACGGGCTAACGCTGTAAGTCATCCAGCGATGGAGGAAATACTGCCAATACAAGCCCTGTCCGTTATAGTTCTCGGTAAACTTTTCCAGATTCGTGTAAATCTGGAAAAATTCGTCATCAACAAGCAAGCCCAGCATGTTATCCAGACCGTCACCAAACGTATCAACCGTTACATACGTTCCCGCGATGAAGTCCGCATACTGGAGGTTGAACGCCTTCGCAAGAGAATTTACATCCAGCACGGCGGCGACATCTGCTCTGAGAATAAGCACCTGTCGCGGCTTCTCGGTAAAGTTCTCCACACCGAAACGGTTGTACAGATCGGAAGGGAATTCAAGCATGTTGGAAATGCCCTTGATCGTCGTCACAATCTGGTCAGCGTTCGCGGCAGTCGCCGTGGGAACCGTTACCTTATAATAGTACGGCGCATAGACGTTCATCAGCTTTTTGGTGCAGTAGAAAATGTCGCGATTCGCCGCGCCGTACATCGCATCAACGATTCGGCCAATAAGCGAACGCATGCCATTGTCACTGAGGAAAGAAGCGTACAGCGCATCATATTGAATCGTGTTTTTGTAGAAAACCTTCGAGTTACGACGATGGAAAACAGCGTTGATATCCGGAATTTCCCGCTTGTACACTTCGTTTTCGGCAATGCTCGGATTGTATTCGTGAGCATTTGCCATGTTCACATAGATTTCTTCAATCGTATCACCGAAACGGTTCGTTCCCTTGATAAACTTCTGGTAAGGATTTCGGAACATGCGCGACGTGAAGCGCGAAGCGGAAATGCGGTTGACAAGCGCGGCTACATAATCGTTCTGAAGCTGAACGGACGACATAACCGCATCAGCAATTTCTTCAAGATTTTCGTTGACTGCCGCCGGAATCGCCCTCTGATAGTCAAGACTAGCATGGGCGCGAATGTCATTCAATACATTAGTGATATCAGCCATTTGTTAAACCCCCTTAAAAAATTCGTCGATAATTTCTTCGCTCGTTCTCGTGCCGTGATCGACGGCGGGAACATAGTTTCCGTTGCTTCCTTCTTCTTCGGACTCCCTGCCTCCCCAGAAGCGCTTTTTAAATCGCTCCCGTTCCGCGTCGAGTTCGGCCTGCAATCCGTTCAGCACGTCGTCGGTTGCATAGCCTTCCATAATGCTATCTACCTGTGCAATAATTTCCGGGTCAGTGCTTTCTCCAACAAGCTTACCAAGCGCGGCTTTCAGCTCGTCTTTAGTCATTGCCATTTGTATTGACCTCCCTTCTGATTTCATCAAGCAGTTTATACACCTGTTCGATATAATTGTTTAAAATTTCTCGGTCATAGGTTGTTTGCCCTGTCGAAACGTCTACTTTTTCATTGATCGTTTTCGGAAATTCCGGTACAATAAATTTCGACGTTGCGACATAGTTAAAACCGCTTTTTGCAATGGTTGTTTCACAAACCGTCTTTCCCCTGTGTGGCGAATGGATAACAATACCGCTTCCTGCATAAATCCCACAGTGCGAACAATCGCCCTTCTTTTCATTGTATTTCAGTACGATTGAACCAATTCCACAGTTAGAATAGTCAACGGCGATTTTGTCACGGGTTGTAATGTATTGATATTTGCCTCTGTTGGAAAAGCTCTGAAACAACCAATTCGTGCCTTGACATCTGTATGCCTTATTGCCGTTTGGGCTGTTCCGGATAACATTTATAATCAGCGCGTTACAGTCCATCTCTTCATAAGGTGTGCCGATATAGCCCCTAGCAGTTTCAACCGCGTCTTTTCCTGCAATCATTTTTGCCCTTTCAAGTGTTCACAAAGTTCCTGCATAACCTTTGTGTTGTTGTCGATTGCCTCACGCAGATTCTCGTAGTTATATTTTTTGTTTTCCTGCGCCTGTTTCTTGTTCCAGACGATAAACCACCCCATGCCAACGCATGCCGCAATCGGGAAGCCGCAACCGTTGATAATTTGAATGATTGTCTGCACAACATCTGCCGTCATGCTGTTCACCTTCCTTTCATATGTATTATACATCATAATCTTTTGGGAAGTCAATCATCTTTTCACAATCTTTAGAAAAATATTTTTGCAATGCTGGTTTTCAAAGTAAAGCTGCCCCGCCGCAAAAGCGTCAAGAATTCGCTTGATAACGATTGATTTGTAGTTTAATAGTAGCTGATTCGTTCCCACCTCGGAAAAGTCAAAAGCATAATTGATTGTCGCGCCTTTGCAATCCGGGGATAGCGTATATTCGCCGTAATTTGGGGATTTCCAAACGCCGATTTTAACCCCGGAAATGGTGAGCGACGCAAGCAACCGTGAACCGTTCGGCTTTCTCCTAATATTCGTCGCGTCATCCATTCGCGCGCTGTTTTCAAACGCGTAATCAAAATATTGTGTGCCCTGCAATACCTTACCGCGCCGCGTGTTCGCTTTGTATGCCGTGTATTCGCTCATGTTAAGGTTCTCGGCGTATATGTCACCACGCTTATAGATTCGCGGCGAATTCGGCGTGAATCGGATATTATAAAATAGAAAATACGGGTTTACCTGCGTAACGTTGTTTGAAAAGGCATAGATCGGCACTTCACGCAGACGCGCTACATTCTCAATCAAATCTTCAAACATTTCCGGCTCATTCGGAAGATATCTATAATTCGATTTTCCTAAAATGAATTCATCTAGAAAAATCTTTGTAACGTCTGTATAACTGTTTATGCCTTTATCTACAATGCCGCGCGAAACACATTTGAAATACCCAGCAGGCATGCCGTTTATAAATGCTGTCTGATTCTTGATTTCAAACTCAACGTCTTTATATTTATCTTTCTTCTCCTTCCATAGATCATCATAAAATGATTGTAGTTTTTTATTTTCTATCTCCTTCTCGTATCGCCTAGCATACACAAATTGTTCGCCAGTCGCTAAAAAATCGTCTGTTGTCGTCTCCTTGATCGAGAACGTTTTGCCGCACCCACGCGCACCGATAAAAAAATTATAAAGATAACCCATTTTGTAATATTTGCGGATATCAAAAAACATTGACATGCTATCACCTCATTAAAATAAGGGGAATATTCCCGCGCCGTAGCGCGGCGCTTGACATTACGGCACGATTCAACGCGGCTGACCCGTAAATGTTAGAAATATTGAACCCCTCAATTAGATTATACCATAAGCCCAATATTTTGTCAACTAACTTTAATTTCATAAGTCGTCGGGTTAAGCACCGTTCCACCCGCTACGCGTTTCGGCTGTAATTTTCCTCCATATTTCGCACCACCTCTAAAATTGTCCCACGTTACATATTTATAACCGCCAGCAGGCAACCCCGCCACGGTAACTTTCATAAACCGATATCCATTTTCTGTTTTTCTGCAAAGATAGGGAAATTCAAGCATTTTTGAATTGTATTCTTCTTCTGTTATAATTTCATCTTCAATATAACACTTCTGACGGATAAAACGCGCACGCTCAAACTTGCTTTCGCACTTCCACGCACCTAACCTATAATCATCTACTTCCAAACAATCGGGAATATCTGTACCTTTAATGTGGATGGAGTCTGTATCACTGTACAGATATCTATCAAACACACTTTGAGCAGAACGGATTGTTTTATTTCGGGCAATGGCCGTGATGAACGCCCCAATGGGTACATAGATCGAATCACGCTCTTCATACTCCGTTTTATGATAATGCACAACCCCATCTTCACCCAAATATGGAATAGCGCTTCGCACATATGGCGACGTTGCAAATTTGCCATAAAGTGAATTCAGATATAACTTCGCGATTGCTCGCAGTCCAGCATTTTTGTCCTTTGTGGCCTGTATCTTTATATCTGTCCAATAATCAATATACTGGTCAAACATTCCACTTGCGCCTTTAAACTTCCATCCGTTTACATACTCCATTTCATACACGTCATAGTTTTCCAAAAATAACTGTAAATCAATGTTTGTTAGCGTGAGTGTTATAATCTGGTTGTTACTGCTTTTAAGATATTCTGTTGGCACAAATGATAGATTATGCTTTAGCTGTATCATCGGTATTTTATTTGGCTTTAGCTCAAACTGACAACGCAAGCGCTGAATATAAAGCGGGTGCATTTTGTCCTCTTGATATTGCCCACTAAAAAATACTGGTCTGCCATACGGCAACACATTCGGACTGTGCATCGCCCACGGATAAAGGCTATTCACATCAAACACCAAACCTTCGCCAATATCAACTTCCTTATAGACCGGGTTTAAATATGTAAAGCCTCCCTTATACGCGGCACGAATATCTTTATCAACAATAACGTCAAGCTTTGGAAAAATCTTCCGGAATTGCTTTCTACCTCCAACCATTTCATAATATTTGTTCAGGGCATTGCTTCCGATTGTTAGGCGTGTTGTGCCGCTCTCAAACAAATCTGCAAGCGCTTTTGATACAATGGTTATATCTGCTTTCAAATATTCCTGTTCTTCGGCATTCAATTCATGCCCGATTTCACGGAATTCGTTATAATCTATTTCTAGTTTGCTGTCCGGTAACTTAAATGTTTTGGCAATTTTCGCAACGCTCATGTTTAATAGTTTTTGGCTATCGCGTATTTCAATAATGTTTCTTTTCGGCACAATTTCGCTACAAATGTGCATTGTATAAAATTTTCCGTCATCAGATATAAGCGTTGTAAACTGTCCATCAAGCATTCCTTTCGTCGATTCTACCCATTCAAAACCGTTCCGGAACAGCCAGTTAATAATAAAATCTGTGTCAAATTTAGCGTTATGGAAGTATAAACACGGATTCTTTCGCTTAAAACACCATGCCATGAAGGTGTTAATATCGTTTCCCATATGGTACTCACGTGGATTTTTTGAAACTTCACATACACCCCATGCCCATACGCGGCAATCGTCATGCGTTGTCGTCGTCTCAAAATCGGCTGAGAATACCATATTATCACCCCTTGCCTGTTACATGTTCAACCGCTCGGTCTAAATCCTCTATAAAGCTATTATAACGTTCTTGTAATGTACTGGGATCGCTGTACCAAAAATCCATTGCCAAATACTCGTACATTCCTGTTATCATATCAAAGGATTCATACGGAATTTGTTCAAGTTTTGAATAAATTTCATCTAAATCAGCCATTTCTCCAAACAAATTATAAATTCCGGCCATATAATTACTATAATATGTCTCACTCTTTCTTTGCTTTTCTTCTTCACTCGTTTCTGCCTCAAGTCTTTTTGCGATTCTTTCAAACTCTTTTTGTCCTACATTTTCTATATTTAATTTGATCGGGCGTGTTTGCGTTTCAATTTCGCTTCCCATTAAACCCGGTATTTGTTCCTCTGGTAACAACGCCCTACGCTCTGCGCGTCTTTCTTCTGCCTGTTTATGCTGTCTCCTTATTTTCTTTTCCTCAAACGCACTATAAGCCGCGCCGCCTGTATGCGATTTCTTTACAAGATCGATAGGCCGTGTAAGGTTGCGCAAATCGCGCATAACGTTCTTCACGTCTGCATACGGCATTTTATCAAGCTGTTTCAACGTCGGAATATAAACATCATATAACAATTTGTTCTTATATATCGCTTTCGCTTCGTTCTTTAAATATCGAGCGTTTGCCAACGTCTTTTTGTATGATTCGCGTTGACTTCTCTTTAATTTTGCCATAAACAAAAACAGGGGTAACTCAACGTTACCCCTGTTCACCTCCTTACTTATTCGCGACAACAAGTGTCAAAATCTGCCGTTCACCGTTACTTACCTGTTTAACCTTACACGGCACGCCCTTTTCCCACGTGGGCATGCCGAACACGGTAAACAACCGTTTCAGGCTGTTAAAAATGCCTGTGCTCACGCACTGATAGCTCTTACCCTCCGTATCAATCAGGACAACACGCGGCGCTTCACTCGTTTCGCCTGTGTCCTTATTCGTGCATTCCACGATTTCGCAATATACATCGCGAATCTTGATGATTTCGTTGATATGGTTACGCAGACGTTCATCGGGAGAGGACATCGCATTAAAAATCTTTGCTTTGTCCTCAAACGTTTCGGCCATGATGGAACAATATGCGGGTTTCTGGTTGCCCTGTTCAAAAATGTTCAGTTCCTGCTCTTCGACGTTCATAAGCTGATTATTCATAATTTTAACCCTCCTGATCGCATGCCTTGATAAAGTTTTCAAGGCTGACTTTGTACTCTTTTTCGCTGTGCTGAACGCCCGTTACAATGTAATCGGAAGATCGATATTCTTTCAGCACATAACGCGCCGCCGCGTCTTTTCCGACTTTTCGACCGATAACCTCAATCGGCTGTTTCGGTTCAACCGTCAGTTCACCGTTTTCACCTCTTTTCAGAAAACCGACGTTAATAATTGTGTTCGTAATCTTTCGAGTGATTTTTTCCATTTTGCTTTCCTTTCTGGTTGTATAGCCTTACCATGCTTTTCTATAATTATAACACAAAATTGTGTTATATGCAATATTATTTTTCCTTGTAATACGAATAATTTATACGGTTTTTCACATGTAAGAAGGCTATCGCTTTCGTCGCAGTCCTGTAAATTTCAGACTGTTTAACCGTTGGATTATTTTGAAAATCCCTAACGCCAGCATCCCGATACCCTTTAATTCGGTTATCAAACACTAGGAATCGAACATGACGGCCTTCCTTTTCTTCTTCCTCTAGCACCTTCTGCCACGTCTTGAAAAATTCTGTCATTTCCAACACCCACTTCCTTTAAACCATTCTGACGGGCAGTCAACGCGGTAATACACAAAGCCGTCATATCGTTTCATTGTCATAAAACCCTGCTTTTTCTTCTGACGCTGAACAGCTACAATATAGTTCAGATATTCATTTTCTTCTGTCAGCGTAAAGTCAAAGCCTACACATACGCCGTTTTCAGTTATTGTGTCGCCTCCGTATGCGTCGTAGATGAATTTCGCTAATGATTTGCTGATTGTCATAAAACCGACCTCCCTGTATTATTCTAACAAATAAACCACAACAAGTACACCAACAATAAGGCCAAATTCAAAAGCAGATAGCGCGACAAGTATAGTTATCATATTTACCTCCTTTGTATCTCGTCAAGCAACCACCAAATGAAACACACAATCCAAACTATCGACAAAAATGTTAGCACGACTGCAAGAATAAGCAGGAATTTTTCAATCATAACTTTCACCTCATTTCCTGCCAATATTCATCATGTACTAGATTAACATTTAATGTGCCATCGCGCCAAATTGTTATGAAACCATTATATACAGTACCGTAAAGCTGTATAAGCGCCTCGTATGATACAGATTGAGCCGCTTTCTCTTTGAGAAAAAACTTTATAACGCGGCTCATATCCTTTGCACTGAAATCATAACCGTTAGTTTTTCTTATTTTTCGCTGGTGCAGTTTGTCACAAACTCCACACAAAATCTGTCCAATCGCTACTTCTTGCATTTTTCATCATCCTTTCAATGTTTCACGTGAAACAATTACAATTCATAGTTCGTATGCAGCAGGCCGTCTATGATTGCCAACCGCTTTTCATCCTTGTCCGCGTCGCCATAATCTCCCCACCCATGCACCCAGTCAATCACTTGATCTGTGCAATAATCCGCATCATCTACAAGGGCGACACAACCTTCAAACATGTCAGGCGCTATATCGTTGCTCTTGCTAGTACCGTCATCGTTCATGATATACATGTTAATTTCAATAACGCGGTTAGTGTTCTTTTCGATAAGCTTCATTTTTTGTTTTCCTCCATTCTCAAATGCAGAATTCAATAATCATGTAATAAGCCTGTTCAAGCGCTCTTGCCTGCACATCAAGCCAATTTTCGTATCTGTTCGGATTGTGCAACCCTCCATATACTTTTTAAATTCCGAAGGCGTGCAAAGTCTTTCTGCAATATCCCGATTATAAACCAACGTGCATCCGCCATAACTATAATCTTTCCAATTAAAAGCACCATTCAAAATGGCCTTCTTCAATTCTTCCTTGCTATTGATAACGTCTGCATTTTCAATGCTTTCTAACATTTCAATAGCATATGCTTTTACTCCCTTCTTCCACGCAGAACTTGCTTTCACATTTCCAAGCGCCTTAATGTTGATTGTCATTTTTGTTTTCCTTCTTTCTTGTTTTGTGTTGTTCCTTTAACTGTCTATATTATAGCATAGGCACATTATTTTGTCAATACATTTTT